CTGTGTATTGATTATTTTGCGGTCTACTAACTCCATCTTCAATAGTGCCTCTAGTTTCGTCAAACATACTTGTAATAATATTTGTAATAACGCCCATCTTCTTAACTTTAGTTGGAGGACTAATGTATATTGGAATGCTAAAAGTAAGCGTAGCAATATCAATTTCACTGTCTACACCTACCGGAATACTTCTGTTAGACCATTGTACATTTTCTAAATTTACAACTGTAATACTTGTCCAGTCAATAAAATTATCTGTAGTCTGCATTTCTAAACTTGGATTGAATAATACTAATATTTGTTCTAGTATCTGTAATTTTTGATCTGTGTTTGAAGCCCATATATCTGCGTTTACTCGCATCATATACGGTGTAGGTATCAGTCTTTCAACTGTGTAATTTTTTCCTTGATAGTTAAGATACTCGTTATTTTCTTCATCGTATGCTCGTTCTCTAATGTTAACAGAACGTGTATATGTTGCATCAGTGAGCCTATCTCTGTCTAATTCAAGACCAGTGAGATATACAGCAATGCGAGGAGCACTAGGTAATTTATTTTCACTATTTTCTCTAATAATATTTGCTACTTGGCGTGTTAGATCTCCGTAGGTAACCGGTACATCTTTGGTAGCACCTTTTCCGTCTTTTACAGGAAAGTTACTCAGTATACGCATCATTTGCGTAGTGTATCTTCTTATTTGGCCATCGTAAAAATGCAGCATTAGTCGTTATCCGCCCTTGGTTTTAGAGCCTTACTTAAACTCTGTCTTTCTTGTACTTCTTCACCGTCAATTGTATTAGTTGCAGTATTATTAATAAAATCTGTTTTATATGTTCTGCGTTCTAGGGTATTACTCAATTCCATTCTAATATCATCACTTACTTTAACCCAACGAATTCCGTCATACTTAAACATTCTATTCGGTAAAAAGTCAGTACGTAAAAAGTAATCACCATTTTGATTATCTAACGGAAATCCTATACCAAATCCAAATGGCGCTCCGTTTGGTGTATCCCCGCCTGAACCAACAAGATAACCTGTATAACCAGATCTGTCAGGTCTGTCGGCTATCTCATCAGTAGTAGTATTGATCCCACTAGCATCTAATTCAGTTTGATCTGCTGTCTGTAAAGCTATGCTACCATCGTCATTAGTAGCAACAGTATAATAATGGCTTATGTCAAACCCACTCTTAGGTGAATCTGCTTCTGCCTGTGCAACTACAGCATTATTAATCTGCATTTCTTTTTCATACGTAGACAGTACATCTCTTAATGTGTTATCGCTACCTTCTTCAGCAGGCAGATCAAGAATTTCTGCATATTCTTGACCATCGTAAATCTGTTTTAGCTTTAATCTATATAAGTGCGGATACCAAGTTTGTGAAAATCCTTCACTTGAACGATTAACATCTTCAACTACGTAAAAGCGTTTGAGTGCAACACTGTAATCATTAAGAGCATATTCGTCTTTCAAATGTGGCAATTCAATCACATCACCTGACATAATTTTTCTACCAAGCGTCTTTACACTGCTGTTAATATGTATAGTCATAAACAGTGTATCATTGCTTAAAAATAAACCAAACTGACTAAGATCAAAATCTATATCTTGTACGTTATATATTGCTCGCATATTATAAACATCAGGATCGTACTTTCTGTCTCTGTTTTCTAAAAATAAAAGATCTTGAATGTTTGTTTCTTTTACAGCATCGTATTCGGGCTGTGTAGCACTTCGATCTTCATCTAAAGGATTCTGAGGACCAATATATTTGTGTATATTGATATCTGTTCCGCCAACAGTAAACATTTCTTGGATTTGTTTGTCCAAAAAATGATAGTCATTGCCGCGTTCTGGTTTATATAATGATAGTCTTGGCATATACATATTTATCGCCAACGATAAATACTATACGGAGAAACCATATGGCAGATTTAGCAACACAAAAACAAGAAATATTTGATTACGTTAATACGTTCCTTGGTGGAGGAATGGTCGACGTTGAACTTGATCCGATACATTATCAAACTGCACTAACCAAAGCACTAACCCGTTTTAGACAACGTAGTGATGCAAGTGTTGAAGAATCATATATGTTTCTTACTACAGTTGTTGACCAAAACGATTATATTTTGCCAAATGAAGTTATGGAAGTGCGTAAATTATTTCGTAGAAGCATAGGTTCTAGAACCGGCGGCGGCGATGGCGGCAGTTTATTTGAACCATTTAATTTAGCATACACAAATACCTATTTGCTATCTAGTAGTAAAATGGGAGGATTGGCTACATATGATTTGTTCTCCCAACACCAAGAACTTGTAGGTAGAATGTTTGGTTCGTTTATAGAATTTAAATGGAGCAATACGAGCAAAAAACTTACTCTTTTACAGCGTCCTAGAGCAGAAGAAGAACTATTACTTTATTGCTATAATTATCGTCCTGACTCAGAACTGTTAAATGATTATCTAGCTGTGCAATGGATCAAAGACTATACCCTCGCTAGCTGTAAATATATGCTAGGCGAAGCAAGAAGTAAGTTTGCTACTATCGCAGGACCACAAGGCGGCTCCACACTAAACGGTGATACATTAAAAGCAGAAGCTCAACAAGAAATGGACAAGTTAGAATTAGAAGTAGCTATGGCAGTACCAGGCGGCACAGGCTACGGCTTCTTAATTGGTTAAAAACTTCTTGACATTTAGTATTAATTAAGTTATACTGTACGTATACTTTAAGGAGATGCTTGTGTTACCTAAATTATTAGTTGTTGGTCACGGCCGTCATGGCAAAGATACTGTGTGTGAAGTACTAGAAGATTACGGATATACCTTTCAGTCTAGTTCTAAATTTTGTTCAGAACTTTTTATCTTTAATGATTTAAAAGACAAGTACAAATATAAAGACGAAGAAGACTGTTTTGAAGATCGGCACAATCATCGTACTGAATGGTACGATATGATTCATAACTATTGCAAAGATGATCTAGCACGCCTTGGTCGCAATTTGTTTGCAGAACATGATATCTACTGTGGTCTACGTAACAAGCGTGAATTCTTTGCAATGCAAAATGAACAAATCTTTGACTACGCTATTTGGGTAGACCGCACAGATCATTTGCCTTTAGAAAGCAAAACTAGTATGAGCATAGAACAATGGATGTGCGATTATACTATCGATAATAATGGCGACTTAGCAAGACTAAAACTAAATGTTGATATTCTTATGCGTACTATCTTTAGAAGTCTGGGCGTAAGTCTCCCTGTTTCCACCGCACTCCGGTTTTCTGAAGGATACGCTGGCAGTTAGCACATACTGTTTTTAAGTTGCTAGGTCGACAATTACTCAAGTCTCCGTCAATATGAAATACATTAAATTGCTCTTCGTGATTTGATTTAAACCCGCACTTCTCGCACTCATCTTTTTTTACGTAACCTCGTTGCCTCCACAAAGGATTATCATAATTTAATCCGTGCTTCAAACATCTTTCACAAAGCTTTCTATAATAAGTTTTGCCATCTTTTTTATAATTTATAGCCGCTGGACGTTGCTTACATTGACATAAAGGTCTCATATTGTATTTACCTCACCTTTTCTATCCCTTTTTTTAGCTTATTATCGGGTAGATTTCTGCTCATCTTAATAAATACTATAGCGAAAACACTATCCAACAGGAGATTAAAAATGGCATTAGTATCACCAGGCGTAGAAGTCAATGTAATTGATGAATCATTCTACACACCAGGAGCGGCAGCAACTGTTCCAATGATCTTTGTTGCTACAGCATCTAATAAAACAAGAGCATCAGGAAACGGCCTTGCACAGGGCACAACAGCAGCAAACGCAGGCAAAGCTTATTTAATAACAAGTCAAAGAGAACTTGGAGATTTATTTGGCGATGCACTATTTGAATCAGACAATAATGGTAACATGATTCACGGCGGAGAGTTAAACGAATATGGACTCAACACAGCTTACTCATTACTTGGAGTAACAAACCGTGCTTATGTTGTAAGAGCAGATGTTGATCTTGCAGAACTTTCACCAACATCAGTAGCACCAGGCGGCGAGCCTTTAGACGGCGCACATTGGTTTGATACTACTAATACATCACTAGGCATTTTAGAATGGAATGCAGCACCAATTACTACAACAGGCGGACAATCATTTAGTACTGCTGTTGTAAGAGTTCTTACAGAAGGCACAGAAGTAACTGGCAGCGGACCGAGAGGCTCGATAGGTTCAATTGGTGAATATGCTTTAGATGCTACTGTTAATACTAATGATTTATACTACAAAAGTAATGGTAGATCACTTAATACTACTTCAGGTGAATGGGTTAAAGTTGGTAGTGCAAAATGGAAAGCAAGTTGGCCTACAGTGTCAGCTGCAACTAAAAATCCTTCAATGACAAACAGTGACACACTTACACTTAATGGTGAAACTATAACAGTGGGCGGCACAGGACTTGTAGCCGACTTAGTAGCTGCTATTAATGGTACTAGTGCATTAACAAACGCAGGCGTTAGTGCTTACAATAACAACGGCATACTAGAAATTTATTCAA